ACGATTGAAAACCTTACACAAACTTCGTTCTACTACATGGCAACAAAGAAGATACCTTACTTGGTATATGTTAATGACAAAGACTATGTCATCTTTGATAAGAGCCATGAGTTAATGAAGGCAGATCACTTGCAACATCTTTACAATATTATGGTAGATAAAATTCTAACATGGGAGAAGATGATTATGTTTGCTGAAGGTAACATTAATAGATTAGCTAACATGATGGAGCCACCAGACTTAAATCATTTCTTTTACTATAAAGATTTAGCAGATGAACAAAAACAACTAATCAATAAACTATGGGGTATTAAATATGAGTAGTGAAAATAATAACGTATATAGAATGGGAAGTAAAAATATGACAAACATACACAAGAAGTTACACAATGCTTGTAATCATGCGAGTGGTGTAAAGAAAGCAAGTAAGGTTAAAGGTATGCCTTTTAATCCTTTACTTCATGATGATGTACAAAGAGTGGCAATGGAAGCTCTTTTAAAAAATGGTTTATATCCAACCTGCAATTACATAACAGATGTTACAGATAGATTTGTAATTGTAACTTGCACCATGAGAATAACTGACATTGATGATCCGGCAAGTTTTGTTGTGATCGAAGGATGTACTGCAATGGGTGGTTTAGATAAATACGGAACCGGTCAAGCTATGTCATACAGTAAAAAGTATGCATTCTTAAATGCACTAAATTTAAAAACAGGTTTAGATTTAGAAGATGGTTATAACGCAAAACCATTTGAACAAAATTCTGTGGAGCAATCCTCAGAACCTACCTACCTTGATGATGAGGTAGATGTAGAAGAGATCATTAACAGGATCGAACAAACTAAAACTGATAAGCAATTAGATTCAGTTAAGAGTCAAGTAAGATCAGTTGTTAATCATCTTAAAACTAATAACTTCAAAGCATACGAACAAATCAGAGACAAAACTCGTGAGCATGAAGTCAAACTAACAAATAATCAATCATAAGATTGATATAACTAAGGAGTAAATATGGATAATCAATCCGATAAGATATACATCAACCTAACCAAGAATAAAGATTGGAAGTCACCAACAGATAAACTTCCAGTTTATATTGGTCCTAAGAATATGAAACATCCAGACAAGAACTGGACTATTGGGGTCAATATTAATGGCAAGTGGTATAACCAAGCTGCGTTTCCGTCAAAAGATCAAGACGGCAATGTCAAGGAAGGAGAATTGACAGTAATTTTAACACCGAGTGGAGCGGGAGCAAGTAAAAATGCCTTTGCAAAACCAAGTGAAGGTGCTAATAACGAATATACCTTTTAACTTAGGCTAAAGGGTATCCAGCAGGGTGGGGTTTTTTTTCCCTTTCTAATCGTTTTCCCCACCTTGCTAAAACAGGATTTAATATGACAGATAATATAAAAGAACCATCACACTACATAGCAAACAAAATCGAACCTATTGATTTTATAATTCAAAATGAATTTGATTTTTGTGAAGGCAATGTAATTAAGTATATTTCTAGATACAAAAGAAAAAATGGTATCGAAGATCTTAAAAAAGCTAAACAGTATATAGACTTTTTGATTAAAAAAGAAGTTGAAAAAACTAAATAAGTATGACAAAATTTAAAAGAATTATCAATGGAGAGTGTCATTTTGAAATGATTGAACTCTTTGATGATGTAAAGAAAGCTGCAAACAACTCGAATAGAGGAGAGTTTGTAGAATGCAAGATCAACAATTTAAAGTTTGATTTTGCAACAGTAAAAAAGGAGCATGATGGAACAAATCCGAATGCGTCTGCAGAAGCTAAAGGATCTTCAAGCGAAGAAACACGAGAAGTATCTGGAAGCGAAACTGAAAGTAAATAAGTATCAACAAGATTCTTATAAATTACTTTGGCAAATAGAGCAGACAAAAGAACAGTTAATGGCAAGTAAATAGTTATTAACTTAATAGTTGAAAAAAAAGAAAGGAAAACTGTAGGGGATCTATGACTATAAACGTAAGCACACACTATAATAAACACATAAAACACTTAGACCAAAACACATTTATTTATAAAGTTAAGAAAGCATTTTACCTTCTTACGAACCAAGAAGAAAGATTATATGAGGTAGGGTTTTCGGAAGGATTTTTATATGCTGCAAAACTTTTACAACAACAACCTATTGATGATAGTAATAAAAAAATAATTGGAGTTGTTTACAAGAATGCAAACTTAGAAACTGTTAATAAAATAGTAGATAAGGTTTGTGAAAAATATCTTGTAAGTAAACACGATGTGTTTGGCAAAGGTAGATCTAGAGATATAGTTAGAACAAGAAGTATACTTTATAATCTTTTACATGAAGAATATAATATAAGTATCTCATCTATTGGAAGAGTGTTTGGTCAAGATCACACTACAGTTTTACATTCACTAAACAATAAACAGAACAAGTCTAGATATTGGGGTAGCGAATATTCTATCTGGAAAGAGTATGAAAATTTAAAAACAGAGTTGTTGCCAATAACTACTTCTTCTTAAATCCAGATTGCATATTTCTGTAAGCCTTTGCAGAAATTGTACTCTTAGCTTTACTCTTTGAAGTACCAGCTCGTTTTTTTTTATTGATGTTATAGTAAAGACCCTTCTTAGCCATTTTACCAGATTTAGTTTTGTGATAACCTTTTTTAGTCATGTCTTTTTTGTACTGTAAATTTTGCCATCTTTACAGCTCCTTTGTGTGGTTTGTAAGTACCTTTCATCAGTTTA